ATTTAACCCACTTCAAACTAACTTTTAAGTTCACCTTAATCTAAAGAGGCGTACCTTATTTACTAGCTAATTTCATTTTCTAAGTTTCAACAATTCACGTCTGCTAAACACCTCGAAAGGTACGCTTTCTTATTTAGAGCCATGTTGTATGGTTCGGCTATCGCCCAACACTTATTTTGATTACTGTTCATCCATGAACACTAGCGGACAGCATCCATGCTCTCCGCTTTGCAGTCTTTCGTTCTATTTTCATTATTTAGCGCAGTTATTCTCTTACTGCATTTATTTTAATCTCACCTCCGCAAGCTACGGCTCAAGCAGTCGTGTAAAAATCAAAAATAAAAAACGCGAAAGTTTAAACCAAAAATAGTATTACTCAAGGTAGTAGTTCTAAGGGTTTCTAATTTGCGTAAAAGCATCGCAAATAAGAATCCCTAAGCACTTTCCACCTTGATTAATCCTATTTTCAGTTTCATTTTTGTAGGCGTTTTTTCTTTTTTAAATTTTTTTTCTTTTTTTAAAATTTATGGAAAAAGCGGTCTGCTAACTGGTCGCTTCCTTCATTTCTGGCTTACGGTGGTTATTATGTCTCATTTCGTTCGTGTTTCTGGTTCTGTTCGCGTTGGTGCTGTTGTTGCTCGTTCTCTTTCTGGTGGTTGGGTTTGGGCTTCTCGTCCTTTGCCCGCTGGCGGTGCTTCTGCTGGTTTTTCGCCTGCTCCTGTTTGTTTATTTATTCCGTTCTCATCTCGTGGGCTTGCTGTTAAGTTTGCGCAGCTTGTGGGGTGTGTTGGTTGGCGTGCCTGGGTTCGCCCTGGTGGCTCTGGTTCGCAAGTGTTCTCTGCTTGTTCTCTTTTAGTTCCTGCCTTTGCTGTAAAGGTTGCCCTGCCTGCTGGTTGGTCTGCTAATTCTGGTCGTGCTGTTCTTTCAAGCCTGCTTTTTTCGGCTTCTTTATAGCTTTTTTGCTCCTATTCTGGCTTATCTTGGCTGGAATAGGTTTTTATTATTTATAGGGGGATTTATGAAAAACTCAGTATGCTTTTTACGTTTATATAGTGCTAATAAAAAATCAGGTTTTCCAGATCCTGAATTTAAAAAAATAGAAATATTAGAATCTGAAAAAAATAATTCTTTAGCTATATTTAATAATCTTTTTAGGGGTTTAAAGGGTGATTATAGAATTATTGGTTACTCACTACACATTAAAAATATTAATGTATCTGGTTTTATATCAGTATGAAAAAAATTATATATTTTTTCGCCCCTGTTCCTTGGTCGCTTTGGTCAAGGTTTCGGGGTTGGTTTTTTAGGTCTTTACCGCTTCCAGTTCGCAGGGTAGCTTTACGCATTAATTACTGGTTTTTTTAAATGAAAAATATAGTTTCTTTTGTTGGTTCTCGTGGGCTATCGCCCACGTTTTACCCACTAATTAAAAAAATAATTACCTCGGTTATTAATTCAGACCGCTTAATTTCTGTTGGTTGCTGTACGGGTTTAGATGCTTTTGTTTTAAGTGCTGCACCTGTTAATAAAATTTATTGTTTTTCAGCATTCGGGCCAGAAGGGGAGGGGAGCTTTATATTTTCAGCAGTAGATCAGGTTAAGAATTTTTATAACCGAGGTGGAGAGGTTCAATATTGGGCAGGCGGTAAAGGAAAATTAAAACACCGGCTGGCAAATAGAACTAAAGCCGTTATTTATTCCACCTCTGTTTCAACGGTAGTTTTTTTTGGATCGCCTAACTCTAAAGGTTCAGCTTTAGCTTGTCGGCTTTCTATTGCTCGTGGTTTACGTGTTTATGCTTTTGCTTGTGGGTTCTCAGGCGAGCAGCTTCCCTTATTAAATAATGGTAAATGGGTTTGTGTTGGTGGGTCTGGTGTTTGGTCTAATTCTTGGTACTGGAAAGAATCCCAAGCTGTTATTTTTTAACGTATTTTTATACAAGTATCATTGTATTTATACAAGCAAAATTATATAATATAGGTTCAGTTAAGCAGTTAATAACTGATTTTTTAAACTAAATATATAGGTGATTTATGTTAGATAAAACGATTAAAAAGCAATCTTTGTTTTGTGTTTCTGTACGTGAAAAAAACAGTAGTGCAGGGTATTGGGATGTTTTAGTTATTGCTGAAAATATAAAAGAAGCGCGGCGCTTAGGTGTTGATGCTTGTGAAAAGTTAGGACTAATAAAACGTGAGTTTATTAAAAACACACTTGTTTATATGCAGGAAAGCGAGGTTTACCATCATGCCTAAATTCAAATTATACGAAGGGGAAGAACAAGAAATTTTAATTGCTATTACGACTGAATCAGGAAAATTATTTATTCGTTTTGATGTAACAAATCAAGAAATTGATTTATTAGAAGTTTATGCCGAGGAGCATGAAATCCTTGAATTACTTGATGATGCAGTTATTAACTCAATTAAATCTAAAATTTTTAATCAACTAAAACAGGAGGAACAAGAAAGCTATATTTCTGCCATTGCAGCATAAAAAAGCCACTTATAAAAAGTGGCTTAGGATTTCATTACTTTAATTGTTCTTAGCTGTCGGAGGCTAAGAACAGCAACGAGGATTTAATTATGCAACAAAAAAAACTGTTCAGCAAATTAGCAGAGAGGGCAGGTCATGAATATTAAAGATGCTCTTTCAATTTTAGGATTATCAGCTACTGCAGGTAAAGATGAAATTAAGCCTGCTTATCGCAAAGCCAGCATTAAATACCATCCAGACCGCAATCCTGCAGGGCTGGAAATGATGAAAGCTGTAAATGTGGCTTATTCGTTTTTAGTTGAAATCAGCTACAACGGATCAGAACGCCCCATTGATGAAGAAGTAAATGCAGACTTTGGCGACATGCTAAACGATGCAATTAATGCTGTCATTAATTTAGCAGGTGTAGATGTTGAAATCTGCGGTGCTTGGGTATGGCTAACGGGTAACACCAAAGAATATAAAGCCAATATTAAAGATGCTGGCTATTGGTGGGCTAAGAAAAAATCAGCTTGGTATTTTCGCCCGGCCGATTATAAAAGTCGTAACAAAGACAATTGGGATTTAGACAAAATACGCGATAAGTACGGAAGTGTAAGCGTACATAGTCAACCTAGAACAGCATTAGCTAATTAATAAAATTAACAGGGCAGGGAAGCCCTCAACCGAGGATTTAAAAATGGACACTCAAACAGAAGTAAATAATAAAGAAGTGGGTATTTATTCAGCGTCTCAAGTTGAAAGCGCAAATTTAGACGCACAAAAAAGCTTGCCTGATTTAAGCAAATCTAAAAAGCACTTTGTACCGCTTAACATCGACTACTGGAGTCCAGAGAAAGCAGGGGAGGAGAAATTGGTTTATATCCACTCAATCGGAGGCCACGACGTGCCAGACCTTGAAACTGGTGAAATTAAAACGCTGCAATGCGTGATGATGATTGAAAAACAAAAAGACACGGTAAAACGCTTTATCAATGCCAGCCGCGTTTTAGTCGGCAATATTCAAGATGCTATTAGCCGTGGGGAGATAGTGCCTAAAACAACCTTAACCCCTGTATCTATCACTTTTTTAGGCTCACTAAAAAACCGCTCTAATTCGTTTAGCTCTAACCGCTGGCAGATTATCCCTTTAATTAACCAAACTAAAGAGTCTTAAAAATGAACGCTCAAGACTTAAACAATTTTGAGCAATCAATTATTAATGGCGGTGCTGATTTATCAGGGTTTGATAAATCAGCACCCTTTAAAACGGCGGAAGAAATTCGCCGTAATTGGTTGCTTGAACGGATCGGAAAATTTACAGCTTCAGAGTTTCACAAATTAACTACAGCACCGACAAAAAAAGAGTTACCAGTTGGAGCCATTACCTTTACAGGTGAAAAAGTGGTTGAAATGCTCACTGAATTTTTAGAAGAAAGGTTTGTTACTAAGGATATGCAGTGGGGAATAGATCACGAACTAGAAGCAATTGAAGAGTTTGAAAAGCGTACTAATTTCAAAGTTTATAAAACAGGTATTAACCAGGAACTTATAACATTAGGTAAAAATATTGGTGGAACTCCTGACGGTTTAATCGGTAAAGATTCTGGTACCGAAGTGAAATGCCCGAAATCCACCACCCACTTTAAGTATTTAAACATTGCTAATCAAGAAGGCTTAAAAGAAGTTTGTGCTGATTATTACTGGCAAATACAGGGGCTTTTATACATAACAGGTCGTAAGAGTTGGTATTTTATTAGCTATGATCCACGTTTTAAAAGTAAAGCGCAGCAACTGCATTTTATCGAGGTTAAACCTAACAAAGAAGACCAAAAGTTTTTAAACGACCGCTTAACATTAGCTATTTTTTACCGTGATTATTTACTTGAAAAAGTGAATATGGAATTTAGCGAAGAAATTAACCTAGCGGATGTTTTGAGGCTATTAAAAGTAGGAAGAACAAAACTAGCAAGGCTTAGAAAGTCGGCAGATTTTCCTAAACCAATAAAGAAAAAGCCTTTATTATGGCGTTCAGTTGATATTGAAAGCTACGCAATAAAAAAGCACTAGATCAAATTGAAATAGTGCCTTTATAAACCTTTGTGTGGGCTTGGGTAGCCGCCCTTGCTCACACTTCCAACTTTTGCACATTGGAGAACTAAGATTATGACAAATCAAAAAACAAAACAAGATAAACCTTTATTTAAAGTTGGTGAAACCTTTACAACACCAGCAGCATTATCAAAGCTGACAGAAATTAGTGTTAGCCCATGTAAGCTAGTGGATCGCCATGTAACCGGCGACTGGAAAGAAATGAGTGAGTGTGATCAAGAAAGTAACCGCCAAGCTGTAATAGAGCACTTACAGGTTTTTTCGGCCTATAGCTTTGATGGCGTAAAGTTCTGGGTAATTACTGAGGGTGATCGCTCTTGTACGACAATTCTTTTGCCTGAAGATTATTAGATAAATTGTATACCCCACCTTTTAACAATTATAATTGTTAAATACAATAATTTTTTAAGAAGGTGGGTCATGGAAACTTTAGGAAAACGCTTACGCAGCACGCGTAAAAACAACAATTTTAACCAAGCTGAATTAGCTAAAAAAAGCGGTGTGTCTCAGCAGTTAATTTCTCAAATTGAAAATGAAAAAATCAAGAGCACCAATGATATTTTTAGCCTGTCAGATGCTTTAAATGTAAATGCTAAGTGGTTAGCTACTGGTATTGGTGACATGAACACCGGAGCCACTAATAAAGGCGATACCAAAGAAGAGATGCAATTTTTAAATTTATTACGCAGTGTTACTGCAGACCAGCGAAAAGAAATGATGCAGTCTTTAGAGAATACACACCTAAGTAATGAGCGCATAATCAAAGAACTTTCTGGCTCCTATTCCGCCTAATAATTATTATTAGGTCGTTCTTTTTCTATGGATAACCCTCT